AGCAGAATGAGCTTACCTCTTATCAATGAAATCTGGAAGCTATTGAAGCCGAGCATTGAAACAGGTGATACTGACGGTGCTGCTGAAACTCTAGTCAACTATCTCGTTGATGAAGATTATTCTCCTGCGGAAATCAAGCAAACTTTCAGAGGCGACAAGGACATTAAAAACGCTCTTGACTTCTTCATGGAGTCACCAGAAGATGGTCTTTATCATAAAGCAGATGATGATGACTATAATGACTTGTACGATGATTACTACAACGAAGACGAAGAAGACGATCAGTACTAATGACCTGGTACAGGAAAGTCACGACTGACCTCTCGGCTTTGCCGGATTTCATTTCTCATTATGATAATGAGTTGATATCTGCAAAGAATGATGTAAAGGTGTACGGCAATGTTGAGAAGAACATTGCCGCACTACCCGGCATCACTGAGTACCGCTTCAACCAACTTCAAGAGATTGAAGCGGTACTCAATTACCTCAACATACAACTTAGAAAGATTCGCAGAAAGCACTTTCAAAAGTATCTTGAAAAGTATAATCGTAACCTTTCAAGTCGTGATGCCGAAAAGTATGTAGACGGTGAGGATGAGGTTATTGACTATGAAGTTCTTATTAATGAAGTAGCATTACTTCGCAACAAGTGGCTAGGTGTTCTCAAGGGCATTGACGCAAAGCAATGGCAGCTTGGTCATATTGTTCGTCTTCGTACTGCTGGTATGGAAGACATTTCAATTGGGTAAGCTGAGGATTGCTTTTCTCTCATAAACCTTTATTGTTACAATATAAGGAGATTGGTATATGTCATTTTCAAGTCTAATGTCTATTGATGAAGATTGGCCCGCTACGTTCCCTAATATACAGGTCGCAGAAGATGATTCATTGTTTAATGTAGACTTGGATATTATTGCTCTAAGCTGTGTTGCTAAGAGACTAAAAATGCCCATCAGCCCGGATAGCATGGGAAACCTAGCAAAGCATATTAGAGCAGAAGATTATCTAGAGTCCAAAGCTATTCGCACCTTCTATAACGGTAAACTCACCGTTGCACAGTTGCGCGGAGACAATATCACTAACTTTAGGCGAGACCTAATTAGGCTACTGAACACACCTATGAATGAGGATGGTAACTATTCCTATCCCAAAAAGTTCATTGGCATGATCTATAAGCTGCCATACTTTTATGAGTATGACCGTTCATTGATTGATGACGTATTCGGCAGTGAATACCATGATATTTTAAAGTCAATCCCAAACCATAATAATAAGGCAAATGTTTCGCTTACTTTTATTCGTAAGATGGATGCACGCCGCAAGCGTCTTCCATATACTGAATATTGGTTTATGGATGAACTTGATAACCGAGTAGTTCTCACTGTTGATAAGCACAATCCACTTAACGTTCTACTTGAACGTCATGTAGAATCAAATGATATTCGTGTAGAGGGGTATTTCATCAGGGACAGGAAGGATACTCTCAACTTCTACAAGGTGAAATACTGGACTCCCGTATTTTAAGGAAAACAATATGAATAACGAAAAGATTAAGCATCACATTGAATCTCTAAAGGAAAAGCATCGTAAAGTAAATGCACAAGTTGATATTATGGAATCGACTGGATCATTTGATGACGCTGACCTACAGTATTTTAAGAAGAAGCGTCTGGAGTTGAAGGACGAGATTGCCCTCAACGAAGCCAAGCTGGCAAATAATCTCTAATCAGGCGATTTATCGGTTGACAACACACCTTAGATTTGATAGAACAGTAATTGTTGAAACGCTGTTGAAAGGCATCTTATGACTACTGTTCTTATCAAGTCTGGTGTGTATCGCAATCTCCCCGTCATCAATACCCAGTTCAAGCTGGTTGAGGGACTTAAGCACGGCGCTAAGGGCGCCTACCTTACTGTCAAGAATGAGGGGCAGTTCGCCCAGCAGATTGAAAACGTGAAGATCAAGGTTGAAGGCCCTGATGCCTTTGAAATCAATGGAGAATATGTGCAGCCCATTACTGTGACTGAAACCGATGAAGAAGCAATGAATCGCATTGCTACTCGCTTTGAAATCCTTGATGAAATGGCTGCTGCCTGCATCAACGGTGATGTTCGTGCAATGATCGTCTCGGGCCCTCCGGGCGTTGGTAAGAGCTTCGGTGTTGAGCAGCAGCTTGAGAAGTCCTCGCTGTTTGATCAGCTTGCTGGTAATCGCACTCGTCACACTATCGTCAAGGGTGCGATGACTGCTCTCGGTCTGTATGCCCAGCTGTACAAGTACAGCGACAAGAAGAACATCCTCGTGTTTGATGACTGTGATAGCGTCTTCGCTGATGAACTTTCATTGAACATTCTCAAGGCTGCTCTTGACAGCGGCAAGCATCGTCGCATTTGCTGGAACAGTGACTCGCGCCTTCTGCGTGACGAGGGTATCCCGAACAGCTTCCACTTCAATGGTTCTGCCATCTTCATCACGAACCTCAAGTTTGAAAACGTCAAGAGCAAGAAGCTGCAAGATCACCTTGAAGCACTGGAATCGCGTTGTCACTTCGTTGACCTGACCATTGACAGTGAACGTGACAAGATGCTGCGTATTCGCCAGGTCAATCGTGACGCCCAAGGTGGTCTGTTTAAGGACTATAACTTTGATAGCAATCAGGGTGAGCAGGTTCTGGACTTCATGCAGGAACATCAGCATCGTCTGCGTGAACTGTCTATTCGTACTGCTCTCAAGATTGCCGATCTTGTCAAGATCAGCCCTTATAAGTGGCAGGCTCTTGCTATGAACACTGTGATGAAGCGGGTATAAGGAGAAGTAAGATGTGGAATAAGATTAAGCCGTATATGCCATGGAATGTTATTGAGTTTATTTTTTACTTTATACTCTTTAATATTGCCAACACGTATTACATTGGTGATGGTTCTAGGGCATCGTTTGCGGTCGCTCTAGCATCTTGTGGATTGATGATGGCAATTCAAACTCGCCGTAAATTGAATAAAGGCGAATACAAATAATAGCCTTTCAACTCAAACTGAGGGGACTTCGGTCCCTTCTTTTTTGCCAGAATGCTTGTAAATACTAAACAACGGTGTTATACTATGGACATGAAGAACAAAGAGCAAGTACTATACTTCTTCCTGCAGGGTAAGATCAGCTTGAGTCAGTATGACTACAAGTTCATGGCCAACCTGCAATCTATGATCCAGAAAGACAACCGTGTTACTTCAAATCAGGCTGATTTGTTTGACAAACTGATTAGCAAGTACAACAAGCAGCTTACTAAGCAAGGATTTGTCAAGGAAGAACTTAAAGCACTTTCCTGGAAGACAATACTTGTTGAAAGTAGCACTGAATATACAAGTGCAGTTGTCTCGTTGAGGGATGACAATCTTATCATTCGTGTACCATTCAACAAGACCTTTATTAATGCGTTTCGCAATATCAAGAACAATGAGTTTGATTGGGACAAAGAAACTAAGACATATGTTACCCCGTTCAGCACAAACTCGTTGAAGATTGCTCACTACACACTACCTAAGTTTTTTCCCAATGTTAGGTACGATGATGAGTTAGAGAATGTGATCAATGAGTTGCTTCAATATGAAGGTATGGTATGGGACCCTACGTTGATGTTAGTCAATGGCAGACTTGTTGTATCCTCTACTAATAGTATTGTTGCTGAGTTGGTCAATGATATGACATTATCATTGGATCCAAGAACTTTGTTCAAGTTGTCTCAAATGGGTGTTAACATTGATCCTACGTTGACTGACAATGATCCTAAACTACAGTTTGCCTCTAGTAGTGTATATGAAGTAGAAGTCACTGACATTGAACATGTTATTAGGTGGATGAAGGATCTAGGCTGCGAAAACGTGGTTATTGGTCGTGGTCTACGTTCACTTAATGTGCAGGATCCAATAACAGCACTAGTAGAAAAATATGGAATGAAGCCAATCTCCGGTCATATATTTGGCAGTCTGCCTAACGGACTCACCATGCTGATTCAGCACACTAGTCCTGTTGTGCAGACATTCAACGCCTTAAATGTAAGAAAGATAATCGTGCTTAAAGATAGCCGACCAATTGAGGTTCAATGAGCGAAGTAAAAATCATAATCAAAGATGAAGTCAATGTAAAGATTGAGGGCCTAGAAGTAGGTGATCGCCGTGCATTGATGAAGATGTTTGAGTTTGAAAAGCCGGGGGCGAGATATCTCCCGGCTGTTCGGCTCGGACGCTGGAA